AGGCGAGCTGGCGGGTCTTCTTGCAGTGGTCGGAGTCGGGGCCGAACACGAGGTCGAACACCGGCGCCTCGCGCACCTGGCGCAGGAGGGGCTTCAGCGGGCCCTTGAGCTTGCCGAGGTACCAGGTGGTGCTCTCGCTCGCGAGCTCGGGGAGCACGAGCACGCCGACCACGCCCTCGTTGGGGTTGCTCTGCGTCGCGGTGCCTGCGCTCGAGGGGACGAACGCGGCGTGCGCGATCAGGTGCGCCGTCGTGCGGAGCTGGGGCGGCACGATCAGGGTGTCCGGGACGATCCCGAGGACCTCCCCGTCGGCGTTCTTGAACCCCGCCATGGCCGCGAAGATCGTGTCGAAGTTGGCGGCGGTGAGGGCCGTGCTCGCGCGGAGGTTGTCGAAGGTGCCCTTGCCCGCGTCGAGCACGTTGACCGGGTGGTCGTCGGCGAAGAACGCCTTGCCGTCGTAGCACTTGCGCGCGGCGTAGCCGATGAGCAGCTCCGTCGCGATGGTGCGGTCGGGGAACTTCGCGAACTGGTAGCCGAGCATGCGCATCAGCGGGGCCTCGACGCCGATCTTGCGGTCGGCGACGCGGTCCTTCGACACCTGCACGGTGTTCTCGAAGGTGCGGTTCTTGAGGCGGTACGAGCTCTCCGAGAGCGCGTTGAGGACGCGGTCCCCGAGCCACTCGCGCACCGTCGGGATCTGCTGGATCCAGGCGTGCACCTCCTCGTCGGTGTCCGACGGCATCTCCGTCGCGACCTGGGACCACCAGGGGCGGCCGTACTCGTCGAGCAGGTCGACGAGGCCCTCCTGGAAGGCGGCGTTGAAGTTCTGGTAGAGCGCGTCGAGCGCCGGGCCGTACTGGGCGATTCCGGGCATGGTCTGTTTCTCCTGTGGGGTGTGCGGTGCGCGCGGTCAGGCCGCGGTGGTGGGGATCGCCCCCATCGGGTTGACGAACATGCGGAAGATCGCGCCCGTCGTGCCGTCCGAGAGGGCGAAGCCGAGCACGTGCGAGCCGACCACGGCGTCGTTGGTGGGGTCGCCCGAGCCGCCGGCGACGGTGGCCGCGACGGCGGTCTTCATGCGGCCGTTGGTGACCTCCACCGCGCAGTAGGCGCCGTCGGCGATCGTGTCGCCCGCGAGGGCCTGCACGGGGCCGAAGACGCGCACGATGGCGATGGCGTCGGCCACCGGGGCGTTGAGGAGGATGCCCTGGGCCTTGGCGCCGGCGGCGACGACCAGCACCCACTTGGAGCTGCCGTTGAGCGCCATCGCGCGGTTCTGGCCCGTGGTGGAGTAGTCGGCGGCCGCGGGGAAGAGCAGGTCGATGTGGCCCATGGCGTTCGACACGCTGGCGCCGATCTCGACGAACACCATGCCGTTCTCGATGCGGCTCACGTAGCCCGCGACGGGGCGCAGGCCGCCGTTCGAGGTGCGCGCCACGGTGTCGTTGTCGACCACGTAGCAGAGCTCGCCCACGTCGGCGGCGGTGAGCGCGTCGGTGCTCGACGAGTTCGTGAAGGGGAAGACGCCGCGGTCGACGTTGACGCTGATGTCGCCGGCGGCGCCGTAGCCCGCGGCGGTGGTGTTGGTGGCGTTCTCCGCGGCCACGCCCAGCACGCGGTACGTGTTGTCCGCGGTGGCGTTGGTCGCGTAGCCCGAGCCGCCGATCTGCGTGGCGACGAGCGCGCCCTGGTAGATCGTGGTCGAGGCGGCGACGGGGACGGAGAGGCGGCGCGTGGTCGCCTCGGGCGACGACGGCCGGGGGAAATCGGCGGCGAGTGCGGTCATGGTCTGTGGGTTCCTTCGTGTGGTGGGTCAGCGGGCGGGGGTGCGCTGCGCGCGGCGGCGCTCGTTCTCGGCGGCGGCGGCCGCCAGCTTCTCGGGCGTGAAGCCCACGCGGGCGCCGATCTCCGCGGCGGCCTTCGACACGGCGACGGAGCCGTCCGCGGGCTCGCGGCGCTCGGTCGGGTCGACGAGCGGCACCAGCGTGTCGAGGTAGGCCCGCACCGCCGAGGGCGCGGCGCCCTTCAGGTGCTCGGCGACCTTCGCCTCGTTGGCGCCCGTGACGCGGCCGTCCACGCGGGCAGCGCGCAGGAGCTCGGCGACCTCGAGCTCGTCGCGGCGTCGCGAGGCCGCGGCCCGCTCGTCGGCCGTCTTCCGCGAGGTCTCCGCGAGGTGCAGGAGCGCCTTGATGCGGGCGCGGGCGGCGCCGTGATCCTTCACGCCGAGGAGCGCGCGCAGCTCGGTGAGCTCGGCGCGGGCCTTGGCGGCCTCCTCGACGATCACGACCGCGGGGTCGCCCTCGCCGCCCTCCTCGTCGTCCGCCTCGGCGGCGGGCGCCGGGAACATCGCGGCGACCTCCTCCTCGGAGAGCCCGAGGCCGGTGGCGAGCATCGTCACCTGTTCGGCGGTCGGCGCGGTGCCGCCGACGAGGGCGGTGAGCTGGTCTTCGGTCATGCCGCACGCGGCGGCGGCCTGCGCGGGCGTCATCCCGCGCTCCTTCAGGTACTCTTCGAACGTCATCATCCCTCTCCTCGCGCGGCGCAGGGCCGCCCTTGCTCGCAGCGCGACGGCGTCAGGGTTGGCCCCGACGGTGACGACGCTGATCTCGTGAAGCTCGTTGTCGTAGAGCACGCGGACGCTGCGGCCTCCGCGGTCTTCCTTCTCGCTGCGGCCGAGCGCGAAGCCCACCGACACGCTCACGGGGCCGCCCTGCGCGTACCGCTGCAGCACGCGCTCGGCCCGGCCCTCGGGGTCGGCGGCGCCCTCGTAGAGCACGAGGTCCGCGCGCAGGGCGCCGCCCTCGACGCGCACGTTGCGGTAGAAGCCGATGGGCTCCTCCCACGCGCAGTGTTGCCAGAGCGCGAGGGGCGCCCGCTGGAAGCGGTCGAGCCTCCACGACGCCTGGTCGATGACCTCGTCGTAGGAGTCGATCGCCTCGGTGGACGCGACCACCGGGATGGTGCGCGTCGCGGGGTCGAAGGCCTCGCCGGGCGCGCGGGTGAGCACCAGCGCGCGGGTGTGCAGGTCGGTCATGGGGTCAGTCCTCGAAGGGGCGCCACGCGGAGGGCGGGACACGCCACGTCAGCTCCACGCGGAGCGGCGGGGCGCCGAGCGGCGGGAGCGGGTGCAGGTCGACGGCTCCGTCTGTGTGCACGCGGGCGACGATGGCGGGCACCTCGGGGCCGAGGCGCTCCGCGACGTCGTGCGCGCGCCACTCGTCGGGCACGCGCCAGAGGACGGCGGCGCCGAGGCGCGGGGCGTCGGCGCGGGTGGTGTTCTTGCGGCTCATGCGTCCTCTTCGTCGGCGCGATCCAGGCGCGCGACCACCGCGCGGCTACGGCTCTCGCCGGGGTCGCCGCCCCAGAGCATCCAGGCCACGTAGCCGGGCGTCGGCGGGGAGTCCCATTCGGGCGTGCGGTCGCTCGCGTGGCGGGCGAACCACCCGCGCATCTCGCGCCAGTGCTCCGGGGTGAGGTCGTCGCGCGCGGCGATCTGGTGCGCACGCTTCACGGTCTCGGGCTTCAGTCCGTCCCCGGAGAGGCCCTCTTCGTGCAGCTCGATCCCGCGCCGCGCCGCGTCGGCCATGCCCTGGGAGGGGCGCAGGTCGATGCCGTCGTAGCGCTCGGGGAGCGCGCGTACCTCGCCGGTCGGCACGGAGGTCTTCGGCTGCGTGTTGGTCAGGACGATGACGCCATCCGCCTTCGCCTCCGCGAGTGCGTCGACGGGGACGCCCGTCTCCTGCCACGCCTTCACCGCGCGGGCCCTGGCCTCGCTCGACTCCGCGTCGGCCTTGGCGTCCGCCGGCGGCGCCGCGTCCCAGGTCGGCGCCGGGGCGATGAGCTCGGCGTCGCGCCGCGACCCGGTCTCGTTGACCCGCACCCACGGCACCACCAGGTGCGCGCGGGCGGTCCCGAGCAGGTGCGCGTAGGACTCCACCACCTGCTGGTGCACGCCGCTGTGCACCTTGCCGAGAGCGTAGGAGCCGGAGCCCCCGACGCCCGCCTGGGAGGTGAGCGGCTGGCCGACGAGGACGATCGCGACGCGGGAGCGGATGTCGCGGCCGGGCTCCAGGAACCCCTGCCACGCGGTGGCGTTCTTGAGCTCCTTCCATTCGATGTCGAAGCTCGCGGCGCCCTGCTCGCCCTGGGGGAGCCGCATGATCGGCTCCGTCCCGAGGTCCTCCAGGTCCGAGAGGAAGCGGTCGACGCGCGGGCCTTCCGACTGGCTCATCGGCACCTTGGCGCCGAGGGGCGGGAGGCCGTGGCGCTCCGACCAGCGGGCGCCGTCGCGGTCGAGCCACCACGCGATGAGCGTGAGGATGCCGAGGGGGCGCACGGCGCCGCTCATCCACGGCCGCGACTCCTCGATGTCCGTGAACAGGCACCACTTCTGCGAGTCGGGCGTGACGTATTCGGTGCCCGTCTCGGTCTGCACCGCGAAGCAGCCGCGCGTCCAATCCCAGCGCGTGAACACCGGGTGCCACGGCTTCAGCCGACACGACCAGCGCCCCGTGACCGGGTCGAGGCGCCACACGCGCTCCGCGATCGCGAAGCCCATGAGCGCCGACCACTTGACGATCTCGGCGGCGGCGCCGCGGGAGAGCATCCGCGGCCATGCGCGGCGCAGCTCCGTGGCGAGGCGGGTGGAGCGGCCGGGGTCAGGCGTGTCGAGGGGCGGGGCGAGGTCGAACGGCAGCCCGACGACGGTGCGGCGGAGGGTGTCGAGGACGCCCGCGACCGCGTCGCACTGGCCGAGGTGGTCAGCGAGCTGGGCCGAGGCACGGAACTCCCCGGCGACGTGCGCGCGGAGGGCGGCGAGCACGTCCTCGGCGTCCCATTCCGAGAGCGACGGCACCTGACGCAGGCGGCGCGCGCCGTGGGGCGGCGCACCGTTCGAGGGCGCGGGCGCCGCGGCCTGTGCGGGCGCTTTCCATGCGCCGCGGACGGCGGAGGCCCCGGCGCGGAGGGCGCGGGCGATATCA